AGACAATCTTCACTAAAACGGTGGCGTGATGACAGTTGAAGACCTTGATGTATTGAGGCCAGAGCCTCGGATCATAAAGCTCGATGGGAATGATATCGATGTGTCGTTTATTCCGTGCGGGATAACCTTTGACGTTGATAGAATTACCTCGGCTTTATCGAAGTTCACAAACGAGCAAATAATGTCTGACCCGAATGCTGCTAAAGAAGCGTTTGCCTTAACGGTCGAAATGTGCGCGATTTTCTGCGAAAGGAAATACCCGCACATGACGAAAAAGTTTTTCTATGAAAACGTGGACGTGCAGCAGGTTCGGCATTTTGCTTCGGCGATTCGTGAGGCTTTGGTTCAATCATACAAAGGTATTCATTCAGGTGAATCAAAAAACGCACCCGCGCCCAAGGCACGAAAGAAGCGGACGTAGAGCCCTTCAGTCTTGGGCGCCTTTTTGTAAGCATGGCTCTTCTGTTCCCGTGGGCGACGAAAGAATATCTTTTGTGGGAGATGTCCTTGGGGCAGATATTGCTTTATCATAACTTAGCGATTGAAATAAAATACGGCAAGCCGGAGAATAATGGCGTGGAAGGATTTGCGGAGAAAAGCCCGGATGAGATCAGGCGGATTCGGGATCAGTACCGAACGCAATACGGAGACATAGATGGCTAGTGTACTTGGCGAAATGGTCGTCTCCATAGTTGGCGACACAAAAGGATTAGATTCCTCAATCGATAAGGCGCAGTCAAAGCTCCAGTCTTTTGGGCAGGCCGCTACAAAGATCGGGCTAGGCCTAACCGCGGCGGTTACCGTTCCGCTTGTGGGCTTAGGCGTCGCTGCTGTAAAGTCATCGATGGAAATGGAAATGCTCGAAGCGTCATTTAAGACGATGCTCGGGAGTGGTGAGAAAGCCACCTCGATGATGGACAATATCAAAAAGATGGCGGCGGCTACTCCGTTTGAAGCGACACAGCTTGCGGATGCGGGGAAAACACTTTTACAGTTCGGGGTTGCCGCGCAGGATATTATTCCGACATTGCAGATGTTAGGCGATGCGTCCGGCGGGAACGCGGCGCGTTTTAGTTCACTAGCGCTAGTCTTTGGGCAGATACAATCTAGCGGGCGCCTGATGGGGCAAGATCTGCTTCAGCTTATCAATGCCGGGTTCAACCCGCTTCAGGAAATATCAGAAAGAACAGGCGAGAGCGTCGCGTCTCTTAAAAAGAAAATGGAACAAGGGGCGATTTCCGCCGATATGGTGACGGAATCTTTCAAACGGGCGACAAGTGAAGGCGGGAAGTTTTACAAGGGGATGGAAACCGCGAGTAAAACGCTCGAAGGTTTAATCTCTACGCTGAAAGATGATCTTGCAACCGCAGGGCGGGCAATTGTTGAATCGCTTATCCCTGTAATCAAAGACGTTGTAAAATGGATCTCAAGCCTTGCGCAGTGGTTCGCGGCCCTTGACGAAGAAGCACGCAAAAACATTTTGATGATGGCCGGGGTAGCAGCGGCGATCGGCCCCGTCCTAATGGGCATCGGGCAAGCATCGCAAGCAATCGACACGCTGAAAAAAGTCGTTGGCGGCTTAGGCGCGGCCGGTGGCCCCGTCATGCTGACCGTCGCGGCAATCGGGTTGCTTGTTGCCGGGATTGTCGCGCTGAACGATCACCTCCACAAGCAAGAAATTGAGAAAGTAAAAAAAGATTTTAGTGAGCTGGCCGAAGAAGTGCGAAAGGCAGGCGGCGACGTTAACAAGTTTTATGAGGACGTGCTAAAGATTCAGGGAGAGGTTGCCATGACCGGTGACCAGATGAATCAGATGAACTGGAACCCCTTCGCACGAATGAACACTGAAATGCTGGAACAGGCGCGGCAATGGAAAGAGCTTCGCAACGTGAGCGCACCTGATTTGATGAATAAAGTAGGCGAGCTTGCAGATAAATACGAAATGACGAAGGAACAAATCGCCGATATTCTGATAAAGCATGAAGGGATTACGCCCGAGATGCGGGCACAGCTTGAGCTTATCAAAAAGCAAGTTGAGATCGGTGGGAAATTACAGAAGCAATACGCGGAGATGTATGCCGAACGGCAAGCGTTCGCGGCGTATGAGCGGGACGCGATAGCACGGCAAGCAGCGCTTGAATCGGCGACAGCAGCAGAACGCGCACAGGCAATTGAAGATGCTTATAAGGCAATGCGCGTAACTGTCTTGCAAACCCTCGATGCTGAAAAAACAGAAGCACAGAAAATAGGTGCGCAGATCGCGGAGATGGAAGAATATGTGTGGATGGCAGGTTCGAAGCAAGAAGCGGATAGACTCGCAGCTCTTGAAGTTTTGAAACAAGCTTACATCGACGCGGTAACCGCAGAAGCGGCGGCAGCGTGGTCGGCACTAGAGAAAGCGGAGCAGGAAGCGAAGGCTTCGGAAGAGGCGCGGGTTGCCGAAGAGCTTAAAGTAGCGGAACAGAAAGCGGAAGAGAAAAAGGGTATCATGGAGGGTGAGTACGAAACCCTCGAAGAGATTGAGCAAGCAAAGCTTGCCCTTATTACTAAAAACCTCATGAGTGAAGTCGATGCCGAACGATGGGCGCAGGAACAAAAAACCGAGATAATAAAAGAATATGCACAAGTAGCAATGACGACAACCTCAGACCTTTTAGGAACGATTACAGGTCTTTATAACCAAGCAATATCGAATCAGATGGATAGATTGAATGCGTTTACCGATGCACAGATAGATGCGAATGAGCGGGCGAAGCAAGCAGCACTAGAGGCAGCAGGTGTTGCCGATGACACCGCGCTTGAATCTGCGCAGGAACAGCTCGATATCGCGAAACAGAAAGGGGACGCCGAAGCGATAGCCGAAGCGGAGAAAGAGCTTAAAAAGCAGAAGATCCTCGAAGAGTTCGCGAAGAAAGAAGAAGCGATACAGAAAAAAGCCGCGTTGAAAAAGTATGCGATCGATGTTGCAGCATTTAGAACGAATCAGGCTATGTCGATTGTCCAGAGCACGATTTACGGCGCGCAGGCAATCATGAAAGGCTTTGCAGATTTCGGCCCCGTTGTCGGCGCAATTATGGCGGCGATTCAGGCAGGCTTGACGGCGGCACAAATAGCGCTCATCGCCGGGCAAAGCCCCCCATCTCCCCCGAAACTAGCAGAAGGTGGGATCGTCATGCCAGCGGTGGGTGGTGTGCCCGCGATTCTTGCGGAAGAAGGGCGTCCAGAAGTTGTATTCCCGCTCGATCGATTGAATGAGTTTTTAGCACAAACACCGCAAGCCCAGCAGACGGATAATTCTCCCATGCATCTTGTGGTACAGATAGATAGCAAACCGATACTGGATAAGATATTCCGCGCAACAAAAAATAAGACTGTGCTGATATCGGCAGAGGCGTTAGTATGAGAATAGCCTACGACAACTATATTGACGATGTGACGAGCGCAACATCATTGACCGCGCTCACTGAAAATACATACTATCCGATAACGAACGTGCAGAATCAGCGATTGACGAAGGTGTATAAAAGTACGGCGTGTACCGCGCAGACGGTGACGATCAATTTAGGCTCAGCGCATGCGATAACAACGGCGGCAATCTTGGGACATAACATTTCGAGCGCGGCGACGGTGACGATTTCGGCGAATAGCTCGGACAGTTGGCCGGGTGCTACAAGTCAAACGATCACGTATAACGTGGGCATGATGCTTGCGTATTTCACAAGTGTATCCTATCAGTACTGGCAGTTTTCGATTGACGACGGGACGAACACAGACGGACATATTGAAATCGGGCGTTTGTGGCTCGGGGACTATATTACTGTTGACCCTTCAAGTTTACTATCTTTTAAGGTAACGAAGCATAGAAGCGACAACGTATTCCACGGGCGCGGGCGACAGAAGTTCGCATCGATCGGCACGGGCTGGCGGGAATTCGCTTTTGATTTCCCATTGAGCGATGAGACAATGCTGGATAAAATAGGCGCGATGTACGACGCGGTCGGGAATCACAGTAGCTTTATTTTCTGCAACTTTGATAGCAACAGGAATTACACGCTTGTTGAACCGTGTTACGTGAGCTTAAAAGGGCCGATCACGTTTAACCACCAGCATAATATGAAATATACATACAGCCTAACGATGGAAGAGGAGAAATAGCATGTCGTTTGCACAAATT